CTAATGGAAAATCCCGATTTGAAAAAGGAATAATATCAAGAGGATATTATAACGAAATAATAGAATAAAATATAATATTTTGATATTATATAAAATGAAAAGGTGCCCAAATGGAAGTCGACGCAATAAATCGTCAAAAAAATGCGAACCAAAAAACAAATCAATCGCCAAAAAGTCAACCTCTAGTAAATGCAGTAAAGGTGTTGAAATGCCTCCTCATCGCATAAAAAACATTATTAAATTTGAAAAACAAATGGCATCTATATTAGAACACAAACCAGAGCCAGAATTTTATGAAAGAATGGAAAAATATTTAGAAGGATTATGTTTCCCCAGAGATACCAATTGGGCAAATGTCGGCAGTTTTTCTCTAGCCATTTGCAAAGCAAAGGAAGTATAGTAAAAAATTGATTAAAAATAGTAATAATAAAATATATAATAATATACTACGAAAACATGGACAATGCATATCAACTAATCAAAGGAGACTGTTTAGTTGAGATGCCAAAAATAGCTAGCAAATCCATAGATATGATTTTGTGCGATTTACCTTATGGAATGACAAAAAATGCATGGGACGTAGCCATTCCATTTGATAAATTATGGGCGGAATACAATCGAATTATAAAAGACAGCGGTGCGATTGTATTATTCGGATCTCAACCATTCACATCACTAATGATAACTAGTAATTTAAAACATTTCCGATATTGTTTGGTATGGGAGAAAAACAAATTCTCTGACTTCTTGAATGCGAAACGAAAACCAATGAAAACCAACGAAGATATTGCTATATTCTATAAAAAACAACCCATATACAATCCCCAATATTGGTATAGCACTCCATACACCAGGTGGAATACACAGGCCGCCGTGGATAAACAAACCAATTACGGGAGTCATAAAGAAAATTTCGTAGAAAGTAAAGATGGAAAACGCTTACCAACCACCGTTTTGAAATTCAATCGCGTCGAGAGACCATTGCATCCCACGCAAAAACCAGTCGATCTATTAGAATGGTTAATAAAAACATATACCAATGAAAACAACCTGATTTTAGACAATTGTATGGGCGTTGGATCTACTGGTATTGCGTGTATGAAAACAAACCGACGGTTCGTTGGAATAGAACTCGAAGAAGAATATTTCAATATAGCAACCGAATTAATACAAAAAGAAAAAGATAGCCAAACGCCGCCGCCTCAAACTAACCTTGAGCAATCGAGTATATAAACTCAATAAATCGAACAAAATTGTCATGGTTAATTATTTTTTTATATTTTTCGTCATAGATGGGTTTGGCGGAAGATCGTTTACCATCTAATATATAAAAGACGTCGTTGCAAATATAATCCGTCAAATGATCGGTAAATATTTTGGTATCTTCATCGATACTATTTTCTAGGGTAAAGATGGTATGTTTTACTAGATACCCAAACTTTTGGAATAATTTGAAATCGTCACATGCTCGAACATAATAACAACTATCTAAATATGCTTTGCATTCAATGACACAAACAAATACGTCATTCAAATAGATATGAACATCTACCTGATGAAATTTTCTTATTTCCTTTCCTATTTCCTTTCCACTATCTAGTGTTATTTTACATAGTTTTTTATCATCATTGCCTCGTTTAGCCACCAGATTTGCACCTAGTTGCCGACCAATAAAATCAACCGATTTTCTTACAAATTTTTCAATATCTTCGCCGCGGTCACCCCTCATTTTTCCACCGCTGCAATTGTTGGAATAATTTTTTGCCCAGTTATCCATGATTTCCGAGAGATCATTTTTCAAGGTAGAAATCACTTGTTCTTTGGAAACAAATTCACACATATTGTAGTAAGGTTGCAATAGATGGTTTCAGCAAAAAAACAATCAATTTTACACAAAATTGATCTGTAAAATAAAAAAAGAGCAAATCAACAGCAAATAACAAATATATAAATACGAAAATGTCAACATTAGTCGCATGGATAAGACCATATGAAGAGTATATCGAATTCGATTGGTTAGCTACCAATCCAAATCCCAAATTAATGCCCTATTTGAAAGAAAATCCAGGAAATATAAGCTGGAATTATTTATCCCAAAATGCAAATGCCCTGAATATGCTTAAAGAAGATACAAGTAGAATCGATTGGGAAAAAATATGTTTAAATCAACATCCTGAAGCAATGAGGTTAATAAATGAACATTATGATTATTACGCAAAAAAAATGGGACGAAAAGCACAGAAGAATACCCTATGACATGGTATTGAGTTGGAGAAATCTTTCGCAAAACCCAATGGCGATTCGATTTCTATACAAAACCCCCAAAAATCTTTACTGGAATTGTATTGAAGGGCCCTATTCACCATATCAAGATGATTATGACTATGTGGATGAATTTTTAGAAAATCGATATCCAGATTATGAAATCGATTGGGCCAATTTGTCCGCGAATCCGAAAGCGTCACTATTATTAGAAATGGAACCCGAAAATATAAAATGGGATTATTTGTCTAGCAATTCATCTGCAGAAGCCATCGAACTTTTACTAGAAAATCCAGAAAATATCGATTGGTATTGGCTTTCTGCAAATCCGTGCGCCATAGAAATATTAGAAAAAAATCGCAATAAAATATACTGGAACCAATTATCAAAAAACCCTTGCCCCGGAGCCATTAAACTTTTGAAAGAAAACCCCGAAAATATAGATTGGACCTATTTGTCCGCGAATCCGCACGCAATAGAATTATTAGAACAAAACCCCGAAAAAATAGATTGGCGTTGGTTATGTAAAAATCCCGGGGCCAAAGAATTATTAGCCAAAAATATAGAACAAAACTTTGATAAATTAGATTGGCAGTGGTTGTCCGAGAATCCGTGTATATTTGATTAAAACAAAACGAAAATATTATCCATATAAACCAATATAAAGAAAAAATCACGTTTTTTTATTGTAGGGGCAATAAATACCCCCCCTCCGGACCCGGCTCCTATGGCTTAGTGGTTATAGCGTGCGCTTAGTAAGCGTAAGGTCGAGAGTTCAATCCTCTCTAGGAGCTTATAATACTACATATACGTGTATTATTATAAATATTCGTCAATCATGAGTAAAATATCACTAGGTAAAATTGGATTTTCATCGAGTATATTTTCTAATGTTTCGATTTTAGTTATCCAATCAATTGGGATACTAACCAACGTATTTTTATTTCTTTCTGTTTCAGAAGAGTTGATAATAAGCGTTTTTCCAATAATCGATACAAAATTTGCTCGAAACATTATTTTATTTTCCATATATGGTGCTTTTTCATGAAATAAATATCTCTGTCCAGACATCATTTTTTTGCTTTTTATAAAATATAATTATAGTTTGGTATCAATTTTATACAATTTTTACACCTTTTTACAGTTCAAGCGCGAAATTTTATATAACTCCTAAACAATATACATAATGAGTGTAGTTGAAGATAAACGTGTCAAAAGGTAATGGTATAAACTATATAAAGAAACCTCCAATAATATATTTGGGGGGGCGGGAAAGATGTATATTGTATGTCCCCGAAACCCTCTTGGGCAGATAATGCCCATTGCTGGTCTTATAGTGTAGTGGTTATCACTTCAGACTTTGAATCTGAAAACCCGAGTTCAAACCTCGGTAGGACCTATGTGCTCTATTAGCTCAGTGGTAGAGCAAACGGCTGTTAACCGTTAGGTCGTAGGTTCGATCCCTATATAGAGCGTGTATATTTCATAAAAAATTGAAATGTTTTTATGAAAATGAATATGAAGCAAATAACAAAACAAACAACAAATAAAATGGTGTATAACAAATTAAATGTTGAACTAAAAACACATCGATTCGAATTTTCAAAAGAAATCGAAAATGATCTGCGCGAGTTTTCTCGGATTCATAAATATGATGAGCTAAAACAGTTGAAAGAATGTTGGCAAGAGTGGATAAACATAGAATCAAACAAACAGACCATCCAAAATGAATCCGACCGTTTATTAAATATGGGATACAAAGGAGATGCAGTAAAAAAAATGTTTACAAGCATACGTTATTATTATATGAAAAAAAAGCCAGACAACAAAGACAAAAAAAAGCAATATAGAAAAATATACACATCTCTTTCCCCAATCATATTAGAATCAATTGATAATCATATTATAAATCAGATAAAACAAAAGAGTGAAAATAATATTTGTAATTTTATACCATCAATTGCATATTTAGAGTTTTGCAAAGAATACCAATATGAATTACTTGACGAGATAAAAATATTGAAGGACGTATTAGATGATGAAGAAATTATAAACAAATTTAAAAAGACGTATAAAAATAGATATCAAAATATAAAAAAACACGGATAAGGTAAGCAACAACAATATATTTTACATTTTTTATGTATTTTGTATTTATTCATTCTTATCCAATTCATAAAGCGTACAATGTTATATTCTTGTTTTTTAAATAAAATTAATAAATTATCCAAATGAGAAAAATAAATTATCCGCATAATTTAGATGCATCCCAGATTTGATTTCGTATTTTCCTATTGGATATTTACATGGTTTTTATTGTATCATTTCGGATTCGTTACATTCAACCCCAAATTTGCCATTGGAATAGCATTATTTACAAATATAATTTATATATTTTTGATGATTTATTATAAAAATTTGTTGATTTATATTCTATTATATTTACTTATACAATTATGTATAAAAATATTGCCCTTATGGAGTCTACGAGATACGACTATATATAAAAAGGATATTATTATAACCTTCATATTTTTTATTATTTTTAATCTTTGGTTAACAATTAATGACACGAATTATATAGCATTAAATGAAACTGCATTGGAAGCAATCAAACATAATAAAATTGGCACACCCATTATTTATTGGATAGACAAATGGATAGCACTTACCAAATAAAAATATAATTTAATTATAACTAAATTAAATTTTTAGAATTAGACGATTTTTTACACCTCTTTACGCCCTTGAAGAATTCTCAAGTAAGTTGCCAGTTACAGATTTGTATGGAGCACCTTGTCGGGGGTCCGGATTCAAATCTTTACTGGTATAAATGTAAAATGTTTAGGCAATAAAAAATACAAACGAAAAATAATAGGGAATATATATAAGAATATGTTTATGGATAAAGATATGGATAAAGATATGGATAAAGATATGGATAAAAAGGACCCTTATTTAAAAGAATATGTCGACGAAAAAGTTTCCAAATTAGAAGAGTTAATAAAAAATCAAACTGATACGATTGAATCTATGAAACGAAAAATGGATGTTAAAATAGAAGAAACATCGACCAGTGGAGTCATTGAATCAGAAAATGG